GTAAACCTCATGGTAATGAGGCCCAATCCCTCCTAAGTCAACAACGAGGCTGACTCAGCTCTCGCCACCCAGAAGCTGGGTGACTTTCGAGCCAGAAGAAGCAGTGAGATACCCGGTCAGGGCATCTACAATCTGTTTCTGCTCAACAATCGTAAATCCGGTTACCGGAACATCAACGACGAGATAAGTACTCATCGAAAACAAGATGTTCTGGGCCGAGATCAATGGATTGGGAGCAATCTTCTGGAAGTCAACGCGAAGAGAATGTCTAGTTCGCTTTCCATAGGAATGCGAGACAATCTCCTTGACAGTTCCGTCGTCCTTCGAAAAGGTACCACTGGAAATGCCAGAGCTAGTACGCGGAAGCGTATTCGCAACTGCGTTGATTGTTAGTGATTGTGGGTCTGCGAAGGCCACGGCAAGTCTCCAATACAGGTGAGTTTCCTCACGACTTGTGAGGAAACCAAGCAGACAACAGGCTTTCCGGTCTCCTTTTGGGAGCCTTTCCACCTGCCACCTTTCCCGAAGCAACACCTTATGGGTGTTACTCCGGCACGTCGCCCCGGGTTATTCCCAGAGCGGCGAGTATGGCGATCTGCCTCGGGGTAAAACCCGAAAACGTCACGCCGAAGCCCCAAGGACTCGCTCTCCTTCTCATCTTCGTTTCCGTTAGGAAACTTTGAGAGAGGGGGCCTGAATTGCCACCTTTAAAGGTGACTCCCAGGAGATCATAGGTTATGTCAACTTTCTTATTTGACATAATATACCCATGACGAAGCGAGAGCGCATCGGTACCAAAGGCCGTAAAGTTGGTCATTAATGATCCAACATTTACGAACCAGTCCGATAGCCAGGACCACGGTGCTAGGTTCCATAGGACCTCCGGTGTTAGCCGGAGTCCGAGAAGGTGTTCAGCCTTCGCGGCAGCCAGGCCAATCTCTCCCCTAGTATTATTACTAGTTGGGAGATTGTACCTGAAAGATCCTGAGAACCATGTCTTTTCGACCGTTTTCACGGTTGAATAAAGAACACCGTTGGGGTTACTATAGATGTAGG